AAATAATCAGACGTATCAAAATCACCCTTTCTCCAAGCTTTCCATCTTTGAGCAGCCATGCCTTTTTCAGCTTTCTGGTTGGTCAAATCTTCTACTTGGTAAAGAGGATCTAGTAAGTTATTCTCTTTATACTTTTTGTAGTCACTAATAGCTTTATTAATGTCACGATAGTCTTGTAAATTATCAGCTAGTTTAAAGAACCCTTTCATTTGGGTTTGAGAGAAATCTCTCCATCTATCACCAGATGCTCTAGTCTGTGCTATTTGAGTATCTAAACTTCTTCTATCAGTCTCTGCTCTTTGTTTAATAGATGCTCTTTGATATTCAAATTCTTTGTTCTCAAAGTTTGTTATCTCATTACGTACTTGCTCTTCATTTCGAGCAGTACCTCTAAGGTCAGCTACTTGCTGCTGACCCTGAGCTAGTCTTTCTTTACGCTGCTTCTCTTCAGCAGCTATGATACGTTCTTGTTGTGTGGTGAACTGACGTAATCCTTCTTGAGCGTTGTCACGTTTTTTATTAAACTGACCGCCTTTAGCATATCTTTTGTATTTACTCATTAGTCTCTTTTAGGAAAAAGTATGTCACCCACTTCCCCTGCAACACCGCCAATCATTGACCAATTAGCTGCCTGAATTTGTGAGGAAGGATCATAGTAAACACCTGGTATAGGAGGTACTCCAAAATCATAATCTTCTAGAGGATCAGGTAGTTCATATTCAGTTCTTGGTGTAGCGAATGGTTTAATAGGCATTAGCTCTTCACCTGGATCTAGCATTCTACTTGCAAATGCTGATAAGTTAGCTGCTGATCTATCAAGTTCTATTTCTTTTAGTGTCCGTTCAGTACTATATTCAGCATTCTCTAAAGAGGCATTTAACATAGCTACATTCTGACCATACTTCATAGCTGCAGCTGAAGCAGCTTTCTGATGAGTATTACCACTAACACCTATAGCTTGCATCTTACCTTTCAACTCCATATGTTCTATTAAACTTGAGTTAGCATCAAATGTAGCTTCTGCTTTAATCTCTTCTATTTTTCTTAGTTCATCTTCTCTAGCTAATTGAGCTGTTCTAGAATTAAAACTAATGTGATCTTTAAATATAGAATCTGATCTCTCATACTGAGCATTCAATGCTTCTTGACGTTTGTTTCTTATTTGAAGTTCTTGGTTATAATTAGCAACTTTAACAGAATCACTGAAATCAGCAATAGTGTTTTCTTTTTCAGCTAATCTACGTATAGATCTTAATGTATCGATATAATTTTTTTGAACTTTTTTAGTATTAAGATCCCAAAGTTCTAAATCATATAGATATTGTTTTTCAGTCTGCTCATTGGCAAGATCAGCTTGAGCTTGTATATTCCGTGTATTAGCTCTATTAGTTAACCAACTAGTAGCTGTATTAAAAAATAACTCTGTACCATGCTCTTTCGTTTGATCCCAAAGCCAGCCCATAAAGCCTTGATCTTCTTCTTTATCCATAAATTAAACCCTCTTATAAAATCTTGGTGAATAAGTACCTTCCCACATCATAGAGTTTAAAGTTAATGGATAGGGAGAATCACTAAACACTCTTAATCGGAAGTTTTCTGGTCGTTGATATATTGGTAAAGTAAATACATCTTCTTCAGTTAACGGTGTATCGTCAGCTAAATACGTTAAATCTGATGTAACTGGTTGTAAATCAAACCACTCATCTAAGTAGACTATGACAATATCACTAGCTGTTAATGCTGAACCAAATACAATCTGAGTATTAAATAATACATTATAAGTATCGTATATTTCATTTATTGTGTAATCTGTTTTAACAACTCCATTAACTTTAACTTTCAATTGATCTTTATGCTCATACTTTAGGTGTTTTGGTAAAAAGAAATATGTCTGATAATCAAAAGACATTAGATTACCTGTAGCACTTTGTATACGCTGACCCAAAGCTGGTGATTTTACTCTGAATTCTACCATACCTGATAATCCAGTAGATAACTTAACTCTACTTACAGTTACTTTAGATGTATAATCAGTAGTAGCATTATCACCACTTCTAAAGTAGATCTTAGGTAAAGTGATATCGTAATCATATCTTAATCCTACGAAAACTCTAGATGCTAAACTAGTAAGATCGACACCCTTTACTTTAAAGTAATCTACTCTACCATTACCATTTACATCTACAACTTCTGGATGAAAAATTTGACCTGCTCTATCATCTAAAGTATTCCCTGTTGAATCTCCAGATACAATCACAACTGGTTTTGCTATAGAAGAAGGTGATAATGCAAATGGTAGCCAGCAAAGCGAATCGTTACCAGAAGGTGTTATATGGCCAGATGCAGAAGGTAATCCAAAAGTTCCTGAAGTTCTGCAATAAAAATCCATTCTAGGATTAATCTTCCTACCTTCTCTATTAATGATGATAGAATCTTTTGGACTTTGAGTTAAAGATATTTTACTTAATGTTGTCATACCTATATCATGAGTGACTACTACTAAATCATCACCATCAACTAGGATTGATTCTACAGTACCAGGTAATATCCATTTATACCATGTTTTTAATATAACGTTATCTCCTTCTACATAAGTTCTATAGAGATAAATATCTTTAGAACTATTACTATATAGCATAAGTAATCTATGTGAAGTACTAACTGTTACATCAGTAATATCAGCTGGTATCCATTCTTTAACTTTTCTACTGATATCTCTAATAGCAGGATTCTCGTTTTGTCCTTTAGTTACCATTCCCATTACTGTAGAGTAAGTAGGAGTTTTGTTAAGATAGACAATCTCATCTCCTATATCTACTGGAGGTATCTTATTATCCATCAAGAAATGTGAGATTGAATCTACAGTGATAGCATTAGGAGTTAAGACACCATCCCTACCTTTAATTAGGAACTGTTCTCTTTCAGAGAATAATGTTAAACCCTGTGCAGTTGGTATAACCCCATGTAATACAACAGAACTAGTCTTAGAACAAGATACATCAATAGGGTCGGAATCAAGTAATGTCTGTGCTGATTTATGATAGAAGTTGAATTCATCTAATGTACGACTAAGTACTACATTATCTTCTGATATGATACCCAGTCTACCGTTATGGTAAAAGGTTTGGTTTATTTTCTTACCAACAAAACTAGGATCTGGATTGGTGACATCGTCTCCTACTAATCTGTCAGTATAATCTATAACTTTAAACTGATGGAAATTCTTTGCTATATTAACTAATTGATGAGGCATGGTAGTGTTATCAAGACCTGGTGTTTCACCTGGTTTCAATGTCTCTTCCCAATAACCTTCACCTCTTGTAGAATTGTTAGCTACAAACTTAACATAATAATCATCTGTATCTGCAGCTGAGTTTAATATTTTAACAACTCTATCATGCTCGCATTGAGTAGGTAGTAGAGATATATTTTGAACAGTATCTACTATTGAAGATAATCGTCTACCATCTGAACCACCTGTAACGGTTATACCTGGTAAAGCAGAGTTATCAGTTTTACGTATCTCTAATGTTAATCCTGTAACTTCAACAGTATAAACATTACTACCTAGAGCTTCTATTTTAGTATGTAAATCTGCTAGTACTGCAGCTCCAGTTGTTAATGCAGCAGCTGCTGATACTGTATCACTTCCTAATGTAACCGAATATGTTGCACTAAGAGTTCCATCTAAGCTATTAAAAACTACTGTAGCTTTCTTACCTGTTGTATCAGTAGTAGCAGCAGCTGTAGCTACAGTAATATTATTATTAGTTATAATAGTAGTATCTTGTACTGTAGTGATATCGAAGTTCTCTTTTAATCCATACAGGTATTTTCTTGAGGCTGTCTGTATAGTTACAAAAGAATGAGTTACAACAGGTTGGATATCATCTTCATCAGATATATTCCATGTAGCTATAGGACTAGCTGAATTAGTAGGGTCAGCATCTATTTGTACTTTACCTGTTACACTCACACCACCTACAGTTACAGTGATAACATCATTATGATCATATCCTGAACCTAATTGATTAATCTCCAAGGCTGTAACTGCACCACCAGTTAAAGTAGCATCTACAGTTAAACCTGTTCCACTACCTCCTGTAGTTGATAGATTTGTTAAAGAAGTTGTTGATATACCTGAGCCCCCACTAGTGACTACTAGGTAACTAGGAGCTATACATCCTAAATATTTCTCATCTCCATCTCTATGGATAAGAAACCATTTAGCATTTTTATAAAGCCATGGTGATATATACGCTAGAGTCTTTAACCACTTACTGCCTGGTCTTTTTGTTAAACCGAAAGTAGGATCAGGAATAGCATTATTACACTCTACGACTTCATTATGTGCTTTCTCTGAGTCTGGTTGTTTTGATACACCCCCTAAGAAATTAGGTATACGTTGTGTTATTGAAGCCATTATCTTCTAAGTGCTTGGAAAGGTTGGTAACTATTATAATGTTTAGCTCCTTGAGGATGACCAAAGAATGTATGCTGACCTTGATTAGCTTCATACTCTAAAGCAAAAGATCTAGTGTAAGCTTCTTGCTGTTGTAGCATTTGGTACTGTGTAGGGTCTCCTATTATCTTACTAGATGTTATAGCAGCAGCTCTAGAGGTAACATAGTTTTGAACTGGAGTAGGTAAATCTCTCCATTCATATTCATATATTATATCACATATTACTTCTGTAGCAGTCCACTCAAATTTATGGTCTGTTTTATTATATAGTTTCTTTAGACCATCTGTCTCATCTCTTCTGATTACTGCTTCAACATTAATATTAGCAGCTGTCTGAGTGTTCAATCTTACCTGTAGATAATTATCTAGTATAAGTATATGGTCATTTCCATCAGGTGTTAAATGTGAGTGTTCTTCTGTATTAAATGCCCATCCTTCAGATTGCACTTCTTGAGATACTTGTGACAGAGTATCATTTACAATCGTAACTTCAGGGTTAGTTTGGTCTAATAATGTTGTCACAGGAGCTTGGCCACAAGAAGCAAGTATTAAATTTACTGCTGGCAACCTGGATGCTAGTTGTGCGTCTGTTAGATTTGACATAATTGTTGATAAAAAAAGGGGAGACCGAAGCCTCCCATTGCATAAATAAAATATTAACCGAATACACCAGGTGCAGTTCCTGTACCAGCGTACAGTTCAACAGCACAAGCAGGGTTAAGATAGTCTGCTCCCATTGCGAGGCGTCCTAATATAACGTCTCCTTGGTAGACTACTGATATGTCTCCTGATGTAACTTGTACTTGAGGTCCGATAGCTTCTACAACACCTGCAGCTTCTTTTTGGAAGATAAGTCCGCAGCTATTATTGAATTTAGCTTGTTGCCCATAATCGTTTACAGTACGTTGTCCAGAAGGAGTATCACTAGCATGTTGATCACCCATAGCTTCACCTACAAAGGAACCCTTTCTAGGATCATCAGCTACATTAGGATTGGTTGCATCATCGCCACCACCTAAAGAAGTACCAAACTTACCAAAGAACGGAATGTTCATTGACTTGTATATCTTGATACCAGCTATCTCATAGACACCTTTACCTGATTGCATTGCAGTACCTTGCTCATCACGGTTAATCAAACTAGCGGTTGTAGCACTACCAACATCTTGAATTAACTCATAGTATTGTCTAGGGTTTAATACAGCAACACGTCCGTCAGAACTGACTCCCTTCTCATCTAAAACAGCTGCAGCTTCATAGAAAGCTTCAACTAAGGAAGCAGGTACATACGCATCAGATGCTTTAGCATTAGTTCCAACACGAATCTGTGTTCCACCTGGCTCAACGTAATTTGCTTTAGTGACTGGAGAAGCTTTACGTGCAGCTTTAGTGATTGCTCTGAAGATTCTTCTATCGTAGTTTTCGGCTAGTGCATAACCTATCTTTCGTGAGATTTCACCACGTAGGTCATAGTGTGCAAGAGTCTCATCAAGCTCGTAAACAAATGCACTAGAGATGAGTAGATCATCGCAGGTGATTGTTTTCTGAGCTACTGGAGGTGCTCCATCACTGTTACCTAGTATTGAGTTTCCTGGTACATGGAATTCACTTTTGGTTCTACCTGTGTAGATGAACTGTAATGATTTTCCGTTCTTAAGTGTTCTCTTCGTAACTAAATCACGAGCGATTGTATTACGTTGAAATCCTTTGAACATTTCTCCCGAAAACAATTTGAGATATAACTCTCTTCGTGCAGACGTAGTAGTCGCCTGACCATTATCGGCACCACCCCAAGTAATATCTGAGGCAGTTGTGCTATTCTGTTGAATAGTTGTCATTGTTTTTTATAGAATAAATTTTATATCGATTTTCTCAGCTGAAATTTTTGGCCTTATTAAATTGTAGTTGCGGGTCTATCCCCACCGTCTAGACGGCTAATGGTATCCTCGTAAGGGCAATAGCCAATTAGTCAGAGATCCGACACTGAGGTGTCTCTGACCGATGGTAGTTTAAG